AAAATAAAAGGGCAATCAACAACATGCTCACACTAAACCTAACTTATCATCAAGTTCCATGCAAAGAGCACTGTAATCCGTGAAGATCTTTTGTAATCCCACGGAATGCAGTGCACAATTCACGCTGTCTTTAAACAGTTCAAAATCCTGCTTCCCATATAACATAATATACCGCATAGCACAATCAAGGTTGTCATACAATTGATCAACCGGCGGCATCTTTGTACTCACCCAATTGGTGAGTTCATATATCGTATCCATTGCCATTAAAGGCACTCTCACGACATTTTTATAGAGTCCAATTCCTTGCTTGAGAAATCTCAATTCACTCAAGGGCTTATACTTAAATCCAGCACCATCGCCTTTTGCAGCGGTAGTATACTCAATATCATATTCAGCAAAAATTTTACTCACAGTTTGGAAGTTATACACTTCCTTGTAATCTTCGCGCACATTGACGATATTATCATCACCATACACTTCTTCTCGAACAGCATTATCAAACTCTCCAAGTTTACATCTTCCAACACATATGTAGAAGACAATTCTGAGATAAATCTCATTCACAATGGAATTCAAAACCGCAGTCAAAGGATTTCCCGAAGGATTTCCCATATGCGATTGATATCCACAATCTTTCGCTAATTGGATTGTATGTATGATCTCATCACATATCAATCTTCTAATCATTCGACATTCTTCGGGTGTAAACTTGAACTCTTGTCCATCAATTCTAATGACAAGTCCATCAACATGCATATCATACCAATCAGATATTCCTTCAATAGCTTCAGCAATACATCCAGGTTTTAATTTTCCATCATAAGTTCCAAAATCACCATCAAAAGCGAAATTCTTACCCACTTCTTCCATACGTTTTAACATTCTTTCCCAATCCACTAAGGGATCTAATCCAACAGCACTAAATCCATTGCAATTATTTTTTTGGAATGCTTCAATAAAATGTAGGAAAAACATTCTGCAAACTATGGTAAAGTCTGCCGGGGCAATAGTAAATATTCGCGTTTTGCCAGCTCTTATCTTCTCAATAGGTCTAATCTCATCCTTTTTGCAATCAATCCACATAGAGAAAGGTCTCTGACGTTTACTATACTTCAACAATCGACTTATTACAGCAGATCTCATTTGTTCAGTCATCTTACAATTTCCTGATCCATCGTTTTCGATCAACCAATGTTTTCCAATAGCTCCCTTGGGTTTTTTACAAACCCAAGGATGTCCAGGACTCGTATTCAAATTAATGGCATTAGAGCCATCACCAGATCCATGCAATATCCATTGCATATCAATTTCATTCGATATAGCGGGCCAGTCCAAATTAGCATAAGTCATAAAGGTTTCGCGTCCAGCAAACTTAACGAGTCGTTCAGGAAAAGGTTTCGATGGGCTTCCATATTTTGAAATTCCTTTCAACAATGGCGACTCACCACTAAGATTACGAGGGTCATTCTCTTTCAAAACTGCGGGTTCACAAACATGTTCACGGACTTTATCAAAAATCAAACTTGGTGCAATAGCCGTTTTAGTTGGCTGATGCACCTGAAACTCTGGTTTCACGACTCCAATTGGTGTAAAATTACCAATGGGTGCAAATCTGAATTCCGCTCCCTGATCAAATACATCATTTGGGGGAGGTTCAACAGACATACCGCGTGTAGTACATTGTTCCATCAACTCTTTAATCATTTCTTGCGTCACGACCATAGAGTATCCTAACGTTTTGGATTTGCTTCCAGCAACATGCATTCCAACGATCTTTCCTTTTACGTGAGGACTATGGATAATCAAAAGACTACCACAAT